TGTGCTAGCACTTTGATTAGTTGCTAAAGGTACTGTAAATCTGTTTAATGAGGCTATTGCCATTTATATTCTCCTGTTATAGGTATTTATCAATTTTTTTCCAAAATTTTCTAGGGGGGTTTTACGCCCCCTTACCCATATTATACGCCTGCTGCAATATCACCTGGGTTCTTCAATCTAATAGGAATGAAGATAAACTCAACATCTTTCATTGGTTCAATTGCAATATCCACATAAAGTTCATTACGTGCAATACGTGTAGGTGTATTGTTTGTGTCATCACACACTACCAAGTAGTCATAGATACCGCGCTTGGATACAAGATCATTGATAGCACCGCTAATAATGTTCTTGATCTGATCTCTTGTAATCTTATCATTTGGTTCAAACAAGAAACCATTTCCTACATTAGCTAAAATTGTACGAATGTAGTTTACTAGACGTGCTACATTGATACGATCAAGACTGCTTGCAGTTGGATTACGTGTTTTCTGACCCCATACAACTAATCCTACACCCGGTAAGTTAGTAATTGGATTGATCTTGTTTTCATATAATGTGTCGCGTAAACCAGTGCGAATGCTGTTAAATTCAAATTCGCCTGTGGTAGCATTGATATAACCAATGCTGCTTGCATTATCAACTAATCCACGACGTGTACCAGCTGGTGCAAACCACTGATACGCAACATTGTCGTTGAATATCATTGTACGTAATGCCATGTGGCTTGCTGGAACAACAACGTCATTACCTTGTAAGTCGCTGCTTCTACCGCAAGGATAATAAACACCCAAGTAAGGATCAGCAGTTGCTAGACCATCGCCATTGGTGTTATTGCTCCAGTTTGCAATGTCAATTGCATTAGGTGCTAATCTCATTGGAGTGTCTCCAATGATAAATGCAGTGTTTGCACGATCGTTGTTTAATGCAACCATTTCGTCAATCAGTTCAGGATATCCTGGAGCGCAGATGATGTTAAATGCATACTGTTCTTCTCTAACTTCTGTGTTTGCAATAATCGCTGCTTGCATTGCTGCTGTAACCATACGACGTTGTGCTTGACGTCCCATATATGGACTGCCATTGTCTTTGAGACCGCTTGCTGTTTGCCAAGTATCTTTAATAGTTGGCAATGAGCTGTTTGCACCTGGTACAGCTGGTAAATCAGGATATGCATTAGCATTAAATTTATTGCTTACATATTGCTTTACGTTATAACCGCTACGACGTGTGTTGAATAGCAACATACCGCGTGGGTACAGTCTATAGTCTGGTGCATCTTGATCAAGATAATCACTTTCTAATAGATCTGTAATTGCTGGCAATGAGCCAGTAATGATATCTGTTGTACCGTCGGTATCCCAACGTGCATCAGCAAATACAATACCATTTTGACTAACTTGATCAGTATTGTCAATCAGAACCCATGTATCGGCATCGTCGTATCTGTAAATAGCAGGATAATTTTCTAAATCACCTGTATCTAGCCATAAATCACCTGGCACCAATGAAGTAACGCCATCGCTTTGTTTTGTTGGCTCACTTGCACTTATAATAATACCATTGGAGTCAGTGGCTGATAAATCATATCCACGTGCATCTGTTGTTGTGCCATCATAGTAGCTACTGTGATATGATTTCCATCCGCCAATTTCGTTAATCATGATATCAACTGATGCTGGATCGCTATAGTACCATAATGTACCTTCAGCTGGAGCCTGATACGGTTCAGTTGAACTATAAGTTAACACAAACGACGAGGTATTAGGAATTTCCCAATTGGTCAAAGCCAGTGTGGTACCATATTGTAATATACCTGTACTTCCATCAACTGTTGTTGCAATAAATCCAGCATCTGCAGTTGGTGTACCAACACCGTCTGTCAAGTAAATATCACCACCGTAAATGTGTGTAAATGTGATAACACCGCTAGTACTTACACTGATATTAAGTTCTGGAATATTAAGAGCTAGTACATCACTTACAAAAGTACCGCGGCTTGTGCCTGTTAATATCACAGTATATTCTGTAATATCTGCGCTTCCAATTTCAGTTACGCCAATTACTAATTCGTCGCTGGCTGTAAATGGATTAGCACCAACTGCTGAACCGCTCACTACTGTTTGACCGGCAGTACGTCTACGGAATACTTTGTATCCGCCTGTATCAGTACGTAATACCATTGCCGCCACCGCTTGAATCAAGTCCGTACAATGCATCTTCTGCACGATTGTAGAATGGTGCCGCAAGAGGAGCCCATGTATCTGTACTTGAGCTATAACGCTTTATAACAATGTCCGCACCACTACCAGTAGCACCAACTTTTGCAAATACACTACCACTTGGACGTGGCACAGTGTCTGAACTTCTCCAGCTTGGCATGGCTGCAAAATCACCGTAAGTTAAAATAGGATTTGCGTAGGTGCCTGCTGTTATACCCAACAATGTCAATGGAGTACCTGACAAATTAGACGAAATAGAAATTTTACCATCAGCTGTAGAGCCGTTGCTTTCTGCAAGACTGCTGGCATATAGATATAATTTGCCGCCTACATTAGCCGCTGTTACACCAGTAATTGCTGCATTATTGATTTCGTTGACCACATAGTCAAGATTTCTTGATACTGATGTATTGTTAAATGAAATTGTGTAATCTACATTAATAGTAATTGTATACGCAGTTCCGTTAACAGGCACAGTAGGATTACTTGCAGTACCTTTAATTGATGGCCAAGCTGTTTGCCATGCTGTGGTACCCAATCTTACCCAAGTATTATAATTTGTATTGTCTGTGCGTAAGTTAGATCCTGCTTTGTAGAATAGATTTGCGTTAGTACCTGTCCATGCCACTGCGTACTGACCAATTTGGCCAATACTGGTTTTTGGAGTGTAAACACCGCCAACAAGTGTAGAATCAGTGGCATTATCCGTAATTAGCAACGGTGATTTTAAAGTAAATGCGTTGTTAACTGCATCCCACTCGTTAATACCCCAAGTTGACTCTGCTAAATCCATCCAGTGTGTTCCGTTTTCAACAGCACCTGTTGGACGTACACTAGTACCTTCTAGTGCATTAAGATCCACGTCTGCACGGATAGCATAAATTCTGTTTACATTGCCTAGTGCGCTATAAGCTGCCATTAGGCCGTATTCATTTCGTTCGTCTCCATGTAAAGGAGTACCTGCTGCGCTTTGTTTAAAGCTAGGATATCCCATTGCGTTAATAAGTTCGCGTTGGCTACTAAATGCCAATAGTCTACCTGCTCTAGCAGCAGTAGTGTCAGACGCCAGAGCACCTGATGGATTTGTTTTATCTTGTGCAGTGGCCATTACAATCAATGGAACGGTTCCAACTGCGCCTGGTACGTATTGACTTTCGTCGGTTACGCTAATTTCTAAACCTGGAGATACTAGTGCCATGTTTTTATCCTTTAACAAACATTTTGTAGTATTTATAAAAGGATATCTATTTTTGGTGGTTAGAGATGCCTTTCGAAAGGTTTACATATAAATATCTATATGAATAGACCTTTATGTACAATATGTCAGGGTAATCCTGTTGCAATCAATTACCATTCGGGAGAAAAAATACGTTATAGAAAAGTATGTTCCAGTTGTTCTCGTAAAGGAAAACGTACTCGTGTATTACCCGGGTGGGTCAAAGCAGGGTACAAGAAGAAAACTGTGTGCGATAAATGTAGCTTTAAAGCCAAATCAATCAATCAAATGTTTGTGTTCCACATTGATGGCAATTTAAAGAACAACGATTGGAGCAATCTTAGATCAGTATGTGCAAACTGTAGAATTGAAGTGCAGAATACTAAAACGACCTGGCGCGAAAGTCCGTTAGTAGCAGATTATTAACTTGAGCGTATAATTCTTCAACAGTTCCGTTATTGTCAAGCTCGTAATTGAACGTTTGTCCTATCCATGCCCATTCGCTGTGATGTATGTTAGGGTACTGTTGAGGCATCAATTGCCCGGCATCTTCTAGCAGCCATTGCCGATCTTCATGTGTGGTATTTTCTGTTAACGCACAATCGTACCACTCGGGCAACGGTCCGCGTTTAACCCATACACAAATACCACCAGCTTTACGTATAGCTGCTAATTCGTTAGGAAATCTAACGTCGCTAATTACAATATCTTCCGTAGTTTTGCGTAGTCTGTTTTCCAAACTGGCAATCCAGATGTCGTTATGGAAGCCTCGGCGACAAACTTCAGTGCCCCAAAGTTGTAGCATATATCTAGGAGTAAGTCGGGGCATATCAAGTCGTTTAGACCACCACGGATCCACTTGTTCGCGCCATTCGCGGGCTTCAGGTGTTAGGCCTTCGAGTAGTTCTCGATCCCATCCAAATACTTGAGCTACTGCGTCTTTTAATGTGCCAGCAAAGCTGTCTCTAACAAACCCATGTTTGGCTACCAAATAGTTAGCTGCTGTGTCTTTGCCTGACCCAATGAATCCTGTAATTCCTATGATCATAAAAAATGCCCCTTTAGGAGCATTTTAGTTTATTTGCTAACAAAAGTCAAACACCGTATTTGTTCTTTTTCTTAACAGAAACTGGGCTTACCCGATTGATTGTATCGCATTCTTGACTGCGTAAGTCGCCGTGATTTATATCTTCTACATTTGCATCAACTGCTTTGTATGCTAGATTTAACATGTCCTGTTCAAGTTGAGTGTACGGTGCTGCCAGTTTCCATTTGCCCACCCATGACTCATCGTCAACATCGGGTATGGTTTTGCCATCTGTGCTGGCTACTGCTAGTCCTAAACGATAAAGAGTATAATCGCCATTCCATTTTTTAGCGTCGGAGAATTTATTCATACCGCGCTGAGCAAGTCGCTGCCTGTCTTTTAATTCTCCGGCTTGTTCTAGTACTATCTCTTTAATCTTCATTATCCAATTACCCAGGTTAGCGGCATACTACCATCTACATAATCTTTTAATTGTTGCTCTAGCTCTTGCATTTCTGTCACTGCTTCTGATTTCAAGCTGGCGCCATTTAACTGTGTACCGCCTTGTGGTCCTGCTATACTGGCAAATTTTTCTCTAGCTTCACCTAGTATACGTTTGGCAAAACTGTAAGAATATTCTTGTATCCAGGTAAATGCTTGATAATCGTTTAGTAGCATACTGTCTGGCTTGTAATTATAAATGTGCAGCAATACATCTTCCATCTGCTCTTCTTGTTGATTCGCTCCTGCATACGGAATTTTACGAATTAGTGTAAGCTTTTTTGTAGTTTTATTAAAATAAAAATTCAAATGACCACCAAACATACGCATGGACATCTTTTGATAATCAACAAATAGTTCGTAGCTCAATAGTCCGCCAACTCGACCAGCTACCAACATGTATGTGTTCAAATAGCCCGAGCTAAACGGTTCAAATTGACTTGCTGTTGTACCAGTTACACTGCCAATGCCTCGGCGATGTGCTGCCCTAACTTCCATCACTTCGTTGGGTAGTATGTATTCTTGAGTTTCAGGTTTGAGCTTTAAGAAAGCATAGCTTTCTTCTTGACTGTTTGCTGCACGTTGGCGGTACTTGCCCAACGCTGATTTTATCGCTAGCTCGTAGTGTTCTTTGTCTAGCTCAACATCCACAATGCCGTCAGCTAAACGCAAACGGATATAATCAGTGATTTCTTTACGCTTGTTGTTTACGGTCTCTAGTTCAGGAGCTGAAATTGTGCCTAGATCTTCATTGGGATCGTAAGCAATATGCCCGGTGCCTGTTCCGGCGCCCGGGTTGTAAAGACTGTCTGTGATCATTACGCCATTAGCGTAAAAATTAGTTGTATCTGCTGTAGCCATTTAGGTGTCCTAGTATTGTATTTACCAGGACACCCATTACTTAATTGATTCGAAGTAGAATCATGTCTGCGTTGATTCTGCCGTTGCCTACAGTTTCGGTAGCTTTGATTTCGTCCAGAAACTTGCGTAGCTGCACTTTACTTGCTCGTGCAAACTCCTTGAGTTTTTCTTCGGGTTTACGCAAAGTCTTGCCCACGCTCTTTGTTTCATCAAATCCAGTTAAACTGGTACCTTTGACGCCCAATGGACCGTGTAAACTGTCGGCAATATACTTGTACAGTTTGCGAGTTTTGGTATTGTAAGCCCACAGCTCTTGTGCACCAACGATATCCACAGGATTGATTGACACCAACTTTAGCGTCTTTTCTTCCTTCATGTACTTGAGCTTGGCTACCAGCTTTTCTTTACTTGGACTCTTTTTAACACGAGCCTTTTTAGTAGCTTTCTTGACACCGCGATACTGCTCAAGTGCATCCAAAATACTTTGAATAAAAGCATGATGGCGCTTGAAGTCGGCCGCTTTGTAGTGTCGATAAGCTTCCACCACCTGTTCGTCAAGTTTACCCAATGCTTCGCCTAGCTCTGTTTTGCGACGCATAAACAAATCTTCAAACTTTTTAATCTGGCTTTGTGGTACTGCATTGGACACAAGATAGTCATATGCTTTAGGATCCACGGTTTCGCCTAGGATCACTTCATCGTACAAGCCTTCAAAGTGTGCAAGATGCTCGCTGGTTTTTTCGTTGAGTCTGTCTTGAATTGTTGGTGCTTTGACTGTCACTACTGGTTCTGCGGCTTTTGCGCCGGTGGCAGTTTCTGCGGGCTCAGCATCTGCTGAGTTAATTGCATTGTGTATTTGCTGTTTAAAATAGTTTAATTCTTTTTCACGAAACGGCATGCCTTGCCTGTGCGACATAAGCAGGCTGTATGCTGTCATTGGCATGGCGCGGTCAGGGCTGCGAATAAAAGCACTAACATCTGATTTGCTGTATTTTTGTTCTTGCATCCAACTTACTGCATGCTTCTTGAGGTCTTTTTGTGCATAAAAGTAATTGTAATAGAAAAAACCTTTACGCAAGAAGTGATCAAACTCTGTTTGTGTCATTTTTAGAGCACGTTCTGTGTCCCAAACGGGTTCGCCACCTGTGTACTTTTCGTCTGTAAACAGAGGGTCTCTAGTTTTTTTGGGTGCTTTTTTGGGTGCTTTAACGCTTTGTGCTGTAGCCATATGGATAGCTCCTTGTACTGTGCAAAATGCTATTATACTATT